CAGGCGCGTGGCGGCGCCCTGCAGCTGGCTCGCCATCACCCTCGTAGCGGCTGTCTCGTTACCTGAGATCGCCATCTGCGTCTTGAAGGCGACCGGGCCCGAGACGCGCAGTGAGGTGGCGATCTGCTCGGGGTCCGGCTCGACCACGACCGGCGCCAGGGTGACACCCTCGAGCCGGGCGTGCAGGGCGAGGTAATCGCGTGCCAGCTTCGCCAGAGCGGACTGCCCGGTGAGGATCTCCTGCTGCACCTGGGGAGAGATCTTCTCCCACCAGCCGTCGATGTCGGTCGCATCGGCGCGCATCGCGGTGATGCGCAGCTTGCGGGCGAGCAGCTGGGCCACGTTGAGGACCTGCTGCTGATAGCGGCGGGTCAGGGCCTGCGCCTGTTCGCTGGGCAATGGCTACCCCTCTCCGGGGACCGTGACGGTCTGCGGCACCTGCGGGACGCCAGCGACGGGCGCCGGCTCCTGCAGGCCGGGCAGCGCCGGAGTGCCGGTGCCGGCGCCCGGTGCGGCGAGCAGCTGGCTGATGTTGCCGAGCGCGTCGCGGTCCTCGGCGAGCAGCTCCCACCGCTTGATGTCGGTCTCGGTGACGCCGGGGATCCGCTCCCACAGCGCCCGGGGCGGCACGTCCAGCAGCTGGGCGAGCTTGCCGAGCGCGTCGGCGACCTGGGCGAGGGAGCGCGGGGTGGTGTCGCGCCAGACGACCTGCGCGGAGGTGTCCTCCCAGGTGTCCGTGTCCTTCACCGCCAGGCCGCACAGCCGCAGCATCTGCTCGACGGCCTCACCGAATGCCGTCTTGTGCTCGCCGATGTCGAGCTGGTGGCCGGCCTCCAGCGCGGCCAGGGCTTCTGCGGAGACGTTGGAGACGCTGTTGCCGACGACAAGCGTGTGCGGCGGGACCTGCCGGGCGGACGCCACATACAGCAGCGTCTTGTCCCGGGAGTTCAGATATCCGTCGAGGCTGGTCTCGGAGAACTCCCCGAACTTCGTGTCCACGCTGTCCGACTGCCACACCCGGTTCACGGCCGCGTTCCACGGCTCGACGGGGTTGCCGTCGGCGTCCTCAGCGATCGCCATGCCGGTGACCCACCGCTGCTTGAAGGCGGCGTACTGCTGGGCCATAAGCAGCCCGAACGTGGTCTGGTTCAGCTGCCGTTGGGCCGAAAGCATCGGGTAGACGATGCCCTGCGGGCCGTCGTCGAGGTCGTCGAAGGACTCCAGGAACCGCACGACCGGGCACACGCCCAGCCCGTGTTCCTTGACCTTCACTTTCTGCGGGTCGATGACCACGCCCTCGAACGGCAGCGGGTCGACGCGGTCCCCGTCCTGCTGCGGCAGCACCAGCGTCGAGGGCACGTCCGTCTCGTAGACGAACTGATCGTCGTAGACGCTGATCGTGCACACCATCTGCGTCGGCGAGTCCGCGGTGATGACCGGCCGGGGCAGCCCAACACTCATCGCGTACTCGGGCCACTCGTCGTTGACCGGATCCGCGTACAGCGCGGTCATCCGCCGCGGCGACCACGGCGTGATCACGGGCACGTCCTGGTCCCGCAGCCTGCCCGGCAGCACCGTGGCGTACGAGACGCCGTACTGCAGGGCCGCACGGTAGAGGCCGGCCTGGCGGGCGTCCATGCGGTTGGGCTGCCAGACCCTGTCCCACACCGGCGAGTTGTCCGCCGTGTTGGCCGGGCGGTAGCCGTCGACGAACAGGCCCTGCGCCACCGAGCTGACGAGCAGCGGCAGGATGTTGAAGCGGGCCTGGTCGACGAGCTTCTTGTACTCCGCGGTCGCGGACTTCGGCACGTAGATGTCGCAGATGCGGTTCTTCAGGTAGGCGTGGATGAGGGACAGCCGCCCCGACTCCGCGCGCCGTCCGGCCAGCAGCCACTGCACCACGTTCGCCAGCTGGGCACTGTCCATCGGACTCGGATCAGCCATGACTCAGGCCCCCTCCCGTTCGTGAAGCGCAGCCGCGACGCCGATCCAGGAGTCGGCGAGGCCCTCGAGGCGCTCCATCAGCGCCAGGTTCGTCTCGGTCTCGGCCACCTGCAGCAGCCGTATCGCGTTGCCGATCGCCTCGTCGGCGTCCACTTCGCTCACCCCCATCCGACGACGCGGACGGGCCGCTTCTTGCGGCCGGCCTTCCACTTGGCCCAGGCCGGGGAGGCCAGCAGCATCCGGCGCACCATGCGGGCGCCGATCGCGCACACCGCGAGGTCGATCTTGTGCGGGGACTCGCGGGACTCCTTGCTGATGCTGACCCCGTACTTGTTGGGCCGTCGGCGCGCGTTGAGCAGATGCCGCTTCAGCCGCTTGTCGCCGTCGTGCGTGACGTCCCGCTCTCGGAGGTCGATCTCCATGCGCATGCAGGCCTGCGTGAAGTCCCGCACGTGCCCGCGCATGTCCCACGCCACGGGGTGGGCGTGCTGCCCGAGCGTGGCGGAGATGACGAGCTGCTCGCCGAACTCCTGGGCCCAGGTGTCGATGTAGGACTCGAAGTCCTTGACGTCGCCGAAGAACGCCACAAGCGTGCGCTCGGCGAACGTCTTGCGCACCACGCGGTCGACGTCGGCCTTGTCGACGCGCCAGCCGTCACCGTCCTTGCCGCGGGGACGCTCCCAGCAGCCGATGACGAACACGTGGCCCGTCTCGACGTCGCAGCCCACCAGCGCGGTGGAGTCGTCGCTGGTGCTGCCGTCGAAGAACATCACGATCGGCGCCTGGTCCTCGACGACGACCGTGGTGTCCTGGCATGCCTCGACGTCGGGATGCGTGGTCCAGGCGTCGCGGGCGGCGGTGGGCTGGTTGAAGAAGTACCGGCGGGACTCCTCCGGGTCCTTCTCGATGTTCCAGAACTCGGCCTCGACGATGCCCCGCAGATCGAGGGCGTCGGCGAACGGTCCGTAGACCTCGGCGAGTGCGGCCACCATGGCGTCGAGGTCGGTGATGTCGACCTCGGCCGGCGCCTCGCGGTGGTCCCACAGCAGCCGCCGCTCACGGACCTTGCCCTCGGCGATCAGCTTGGCGCGCTCGTGGACGCGTTCCATGACGCTGTCCTCGCCCGGCTGGTACATCGTCGACGTCAGCAGCGCCCACGGGGCCGCTTCCTTGCGCTTGCGCAGGTTGCGGTCGACGGTGCGGTACATCTGCCGCAGCTCCGGCAGGACGTACAGGTGCGGCTCGTCGAAGACGGCCAGCGTCTCCTTGCCACCATCACGCGAGGCGGCGGCCGCGGTCGACGGCCGCACCTCGCCACCCTGCGGCAGGAACACCCGGGTGATGCCGGCCGTACCGGAGGGCAGCCCCTCGGCGAGCGGGCCGTGCTCCAGGTTGAAGTTGATGTTGTCGTAGGTGTTGCCGGTCTGCGACTCCTCCGTGGCCAGGCACCGGATGAACGGGTACGTGACCGGGCGGCCCATGGGCTCGCCCGGCTCGTACTCGTAGACGAAGTCACGCCACCGGTACCGCTCACCGCCCGTCGCCCAGCCCGCGAACCGGACCGGGGCGAACGCCTCGGCCAGGGCGATGAACCCCGCGAGCTCGCTCTTGGCGCGGCCCTTCGCGCGTGAGATCGCCACCGTGTCGTACAGGCGCCGCCCCGTGACGTCGTGGGCGTAGCAGTCGAGGATCAGGCCGGCGAACTCGTCGTCCAGCGGCAGGCAGTCGCCGTGACGCGGGTGCAGCGCGACCCCTTGGACGTCGCCGGGACCGTGGACGCAGAACCACTCGATCCAGGCGAGCACCACCCCGAGGGAGCGCTGCCGGGTGTGCTCCGGCGCGCGGACCAGTTCACGAGGCATCGGTCAGCCTGCGCCGGCGCGAGGTCAGATCGGCCACGCCCTCGGGCGGCGCCGTCGTGGTGGCGGCCTGGGCGGAGCCGTCGTCGACAACCGTCCACCGCAGGGCGGCCATGCCCTTCGGGGTGAGACCGAGCCGGTCGTCGAGCTCGCGCATCTCGCGGCAGATCGCCAGACGGCCCGAGGCGAGCGAGGCGAGGCGCTGCAGCAGCGCCTTGAGCTCGGCGCCGCCTTCGGCCTGGGCGTCGAGGACCTCCCACAGCTCCAGGGAGTTGACGGTGCCGATCGCGGCCAGGTCGTCCTCGAGGGACGCACGCCGGGCGATCATCGCCTCATGGCCCGGGGCCCAGGCGCAGGCCTGCGGCGTCGACCACGCCCACTTCCACCACGCACGCCCGACCTTGCCGAGCCTGGCCCAGGACGGCGGCCGCGGCGCGGGGTCGGTGCGGCCGCCGACGGGCAGCTTCGTGGTGGGGACGGTGGGCGCGTTGCGGCGCCGGCGGTTCTCCGCGGGCAGCGGTCCAGGCATCGCCGTCACCTCCTCACCGGGATGGCGGCGCGGTGCCGTCCGTCAGAGCAGCGAGTCGAGGACGTCGCTCAGGTCGGCCAGCTGCAATGGCGCCTGGCGGTAGCGGTGGCCGAGGGCGATGTACCGGCCCGAGCTGTAGGCCTCGATCGCGGTGCCGTCCGGCCGGCGGATACGGCGGCCGCGCTGCAGGCGGCCGCTACCCCAGATGTGCAGGCCGGTACCGGACGGCGAGACCTCGACGAACGTGGCCGGGCAGGCGGCCAGGATGCGCGCGGCCCAGGGGGCGAGCTGCTCGCCGTCGAGGCAGTGGTCGAGGTCCAGGACCACGACGTCGTCGCCGTCGGCCAGGACGTAGCCGAGGCCGGTGCCGTACGGCGAGCGCGCGGCCGCGGCGTGGGTGGTCCAGGTCGCGGGGTCGGTCGACGAGGCCGGCCGTCCGGTGTCGGCGCGCAGCGGGACCTTGTCCGCGCTGCGGCGTACCCACCTTTCGCGGTCCTGCAGCTCGGCCGGAACGGCGTTCCGGGCGCGGTGGCCGGCCACCCGGCAGCGCGTCGAGCAGAACCGGGCGCGGTGCGAGTGACGCGCCCGCAGGTGCTCGCCGCACTGCTCACAGGTCCGGGTGTTCATGCCGCCATCCTACCCCAGGGTGTAACGGTAGAACAGGCACTGACCTGCACAGATCGTAATGGCCCACGAGGGGTGAGGGGCTGCGTGACACTGTGCCGCGCGGGGGGTCGGATCACCCCGGCGCCTCGGCGGCCGGCCGCGTGCGCCCCCGTCCCGGGCCGGGTCGGGCCCGTTCCCGGAACCCGTACACGTTGCGGCCTGCT